TGAGTTCGGCATTGGCTGGCTCTCGATCCACCTCGCCAACTGCGGGGACTTCAACAAGGTGTCGAAAGGTGACTTTGATGCCCGCCTTCAGTGGGTAGAGGACAACGAGGAGGCCATCATCAAGGTGGGCAACGACCCCTATGCGACCCTATACCTCTGGACGGAGGCGGATAGCCCCTTCATGTTTGTCGCGGCTTGCATGGAGTATGCCCGTTGGGTGGCGGAAGGGCGCAGCGAGGACTTCGTTTCCTATCTGGCTGTGGCGCTGGATGGCTCCAACTCGGGCCTTCAGCACTATTCGGCTGCGCTGCGTTCCAAGGAGGAAGCTGCCTACGTGTCTCTGGTCCCCAGCGACAAGCCTGCGGACCTCTATCAGACCATTGCTGACAAGGTGGTGACAGAGATGACCAAAGAGGAAGCGGAGGGTTCGGCCCTTGCTGCCGTCTGTCTGGCGGCAGGGATCGACCGTGGGCGCGTGAAGCGTAACGTGATGACCTTCGCCTACTCTTCGGAGCAGTTCGGTTTCCGTCAGCAACTCATGGACGACCTTATGCGCCCCATGAACGAAGCTGTGTTCCTCGGGAAGCGTGAGAGCAACCCGTTCTCGGTGCATCGCGTGAACAAAGAGACAGGTGAGGTTCTGGCTGAGATGGACGGTGGTTTCTCTGCTGCTGGCTACATCGCTGCCCGTGTGTGGAAAGCCGTGACCGAGACCGTGACCAAGGCCACCGAAGGTATGGACTTCTTCAAGAAGGTCGCGGCAACGCTTGCCCACGAAAAGCTGCCTTTGGTCTGGACGACTCCACTGGGGATGCCTGTCATGCACAAGTATAGCGTGTGGGACAGTAAGAGGGTCGAGTTGGCCCTTTACGACCGTGCCATGCCTATCACCGCTGCCACACCTAAGGACACCGTGGTTGGTGACAATGTTCTGCGGCGTGTTTGCCTGAACATCCGCACCAAGCCCACTGACCGGATCGACAAGGATAAGGCCCGCTCCGCTGTGGCCCCCAATGTCATTCACTCCATGGATGGGTCTCACCTGATGCTCACGGTCCTCAACGCCACTTATGAAGGCATGAGGGACTTTGCGCTGATCCATGACAGCTTCGGGGTCCATGCCGGTAAGACCCAGCGCTTCTTCCAGATCATTCGGGAGAGCTTTGTGGAGATGTATTCCGCCTACTGCCCATTCACGGAGGTCCTTGAGTATGCCCAAGCAAACCTCTCAGAGGAAGGCATCGAAAAGCTTCCACCCGCACCGACCCTTGGCGATATGGACCTCTCCATCGTCTTGGACGCACACTACGCTTTTGCCTAAAAGGTCCACAAATGGGACAGTCTGCAAAACAGAAAGCAAACCTTGAAATTCTATCGAACCTACTGGCTCAACATCCTCAGGGCCTCGGGCCTTGGGGCATGGACTGCCTCGTCACTCTCCTTTGCACCTTGATTCCTGACCTCCACGAAAACCTGAAAAGTCGTGGATTGTCTACGATTGGGGAATAAAACCCACACATACCCAGAGACAGCATTTCGCTCTCTCGGAAACATTTCGCAGCCTCAGTCCTTCAGTGGGCTGGGGCTGTGCTGCAAACAAACACCAACACAGACAGACAGATTTTGAGCAACAAAGTTAAGTTCACTACGGGCTTCGGCACCGCACGTTACCCGCACATTTCCAAGCCTGACACTCAGGGGAAGTATGCCGACGACAAGTTTAAGGTGAAGCTGGTGATGCCTTTGGGTTCGCCCGAGGCCCAGACCCTTATTCAGCAGATCAAGGACGCAGCAGTCACGCTGCACGGTGCCAAGGGTCTGAAGCTGTATATGCCCTTCGTTGAGGACGAGGATGCAAACGAAGCAGTCTTCACCCTCAAGACCAAGTTCGCCCCTGCTATCTTCGACGGCCAGAACAAGCCCGCCAAGGGCGTTCAAGTAGGTGGCGGCAGCGTCATTCGCCTGCTTGGCAACATTGTCCCTTACGACAAGGGCATCACCATGCAGTTCAATCAGGTCCAGATCAAGGAACTGAATGGATTCGGCACCAGCGGTTTCGGCGCTGTCGAAGATGGCTACAGCTACAGTCAGGATGATGCTCAGTTCCCCACCGGCTCCGCTGCGGGTGAGGACAACAATGAGGCTCCGAGTGGCTCGGCCTTGGACATCTAACAGGGCCGCTGGGAAAGCACCTCGCCTCCTTAATGGTTTCCGGTCTGGCTTGGAGAGCCGGATTTCGGATGACCTAAAGGGGCGGGGTGTCCCCTTCACATACGAGAAGACCAAGGTGTCCTACGTGGTCCCTGCAAGGGAGGCCACCTACACCCCTGATTTCGTTCTGCTGCGCAATGGGATCATTGTGGAGAGCAAAGGCATCTTCGACGCAGAGGATCGCAAGAAGCATCTACTGATCCAGCAGCAACATCCAGAACTCGATATTCGTTTTGTGTTCAGTCGGGCTTCGGCACCCATCTACAAAGGGTCCCCCACGACTCATGGCATGTGGGCCACGAAGCATGGCTTCAAGTTCGCTGAGAAGCTGATCCCCCCTGAGTGGATCACTGAACCACCCAAATCAACCTGACAACCTAGGCCCGCACAGGGTCGCAATGAGACAAACATGGACATCAACACCATGCTCTCCGACCTTATGCGGGTCGAGGGCGGCTACGTGAACAACAAGAATGATGCAGGAGGCGAAACGAACTTCGGCATCACCAAGGAAACCGCCGTCCGCAATGGTTACACCGGCCCTATGTCGGCCCTGACCAAGGACATCGCCATCCAAATCTACCGCAGCGAATACTTCTTCGGCCCCAACTTCGGCAAGGTGTTTGACACTGGCCTGACTTCGGTTGCCGCAGAACTGTTCGACACTTGCGTCAATATGGGCACAGGGACGGCATCGGCCTTCCTGCAACGCATCCTCAACGCCCTGAATAACCAAGGCACCCTCTATCCCGATCTGACTGTGGACGGGAAGATCGGTCCTGCAACCATCAACGCCCTGACCACGCTCGTTAAGCGCCGTGGCCTCAACTCCACCGAAAGCGTTCTGCTGAAGGCCCTGAATGCCCAGCAATGCGTCCGTTACATCGAACTGAGCGAGAAGCGACCCCAGAACGAAGACTTCGTTTGGGGCTGGATCGACAGTCGCGTGGGAATGCCGAACTGATGCCTCCCGAACAAGAAGACCCCACAGAAGACAAGAAGGCACTTGCCTACTTCCGTCTCCACACGCCGTTCCTCCAAGTTTCCGCAAAGCGGAAGAAGTGATTCAATACCAAATGTTCCATGATATTTTCCGTTTGGCAAAGACCGCCACGCAGCGCCGTCTGATTGCCTTCTTCCTGCTTGCCGTTTCTCCGGTCCTCATTCTTGTGGCCCTGCTGTTCGGCATCTTCCTCTATGTCCGTGATCTTCTGGTGGACCTCTACCATACCTTCGTGAGCGAAGTCCCCGAGATGTTCAGCTTTCTGTTCAAGGCCCTCTTCACGGGGAAGCAGCCGCGATGATTTCCAGCAACGACAAGCGCTATCTGCGCCTGACGCCTCAAGCCATGGCCATCGTTCGCCATATCGAGAAGGCGGGAAGCATCACCCAGCGGGAGGCGATGGTGGACCTGAGTGTCCAGTCGCTCACTCGCCGCATCACTGAAATTCGAGACAAGGGCATCCGGATCAAGTCGGTCTGGAAGAAGCACCCCACCACCGGCCAGCGCTACAAGCGCTACAGCCTCGCAGCTTAACACACAGGACACCGAGACACCATGAAGACCGCAATTCTCAACCTGATCGCCCGCATTCGCAACGCAATCATCCACGCGCTGACCCCCAGCACCATGGACTTGCTTGCCACTGTGAAGACCATCGAAGCCAAGATCGAACGGGCCATCAACAAGGACCTGAACTCCCTTGGGGAACTGGCAGCAGCCGAACTGCGCATCGCCACCGCAAAGGCTGCACTCAACAGCAGCATTGATGATGCCTACCGTCTCCTGCACAACGTATCGTCCCTGACCGCAGGCAAGTAATGCGGACAGAGGAAAGCGACAGCGTTTTTGTCGCAAAGGAACCATGCCCAGCCTGCGGTTCGCGTGATAATCTGGGTCGGTATTCTGACGGTCACGCCTACTGCTTTTCCTCAAGCTGCGATTATTACGAGCCTGCGGACGGAAGCGAAGGGCGTCCATCCGGAGACGATAAGTCAGGCTTCGCATCTGACCGCTCTGGTGCTTTCTCACCTCTCCACTATGATGTCCTAGCCCTGCCTAGGCGCGGCCTGTCTGAGAAGACTTGCCGCTTCTGGGACTATGGCGTCAGCGAGTTCAAAGAGGAACCGTGTCACGTTGCTAACTATCGTGACCCAACGACACGGGAGATTGTGGCTCAGAAGATTCGCTTGGCCAACAAGGACTTCCCGACCCTGAAGAACAAGGGGGTTAAACTCCCCCTCTTCGGGATGCACCTTTGGCGTGGTGATCGACGCAGCCTGATTATCACCGAAGGGGAACTTGATGCCATTTCGGTCTCTCAGGTCCAAGACAACAAATATCCGGTGGTTTCTCTCTCCGGAGGCGTTGGTAACTGTCTGCATGACATCCGGCGCTGGTATGAGTGGATTTGTGAGTTCGACAAGATCGTCCTCATGTTTGATGATGACGAGGCGGGGCGTGATGCCGCTGAAGCCTGTGCGGAGGTTCTTCCTGCCGGTAAGGTCTTCATCGCGGTAATCGAAGGCTACAAGGATGCCAATGAGGCCCTTGTGGACGGGAAGCCCAGCGCAATCACCAGTGCATTCTGGAACGCAAAGCCCTATCAGCCAGAAGGAATCTTTACCCTTTCCGACATCCGAGAGGAAGTCCTAGCCCCTGTGGAGATGGGTCGTCCTTGGTTTCTTGAGGAAATGACCCGCCTGACATTCGGGAGGCGAGATGGTGAGGTGTATTACTTCGGGGCAGGCACAGGCGTAGGTAAGACCGATCTGTTCACGCAGCAGATCAGCTTCGATGTCTTGGACTTGAATATCAAGACAGCCTGTATCTACCTTGAGCAGCCACCCAAAGAGACAGGAAAGCGCATCGCCGGTAAGGCGGTGGGCAAGCAGTTCCACATTCCAGACAACTCTTGGACCCAAGAGGAACTGTTGTCTGCATTCGACAGGCTGGAAGCCACAGGGAACCTGTTCCTCGGTGGTAACTTTGCCTCTGCATCATGGGACCAGATCAAGAGCCGCATTCGCTACATGGCGGTGAGCCTAGGCGTAAAGCACTTCTATCTGGACCACCTTACGGCACTTGCGGACCCTTCGCGGGAGCGTGAGAGCCTTGAGATTATCACCAAGGAACTGGCACTTCTGGCCCAAGAGCTAGAGGTTGTCATCCATGTCATCTCGCACCTTGCGACCCCTGAGGGAAAGCCTCACGAAGAGGGAGGGCGGGTGATGCTTCGCCACTTCAAGGGAAGCCGTTCCATCGGCTTTTGGGCGTTCTTTGCCTTCGGGCTTGAGCGCAACCCGCAACATGAAGACCCTGAAATTGCCCAGCAGACAACCCTGCGTTGCCTTAAAGACCGCTACACGGGTCGGGCGAACGGGAAGACCATCACCCTAGGTTACGACACGACCACCGGACTTATTTCCGAGTGCTTGTTCCCCAAGGAGGAGGGTGCTTCCTCCTCCAACCAGAGGAGCGGTTTCGGGGCCGAACCAAATCTGGAAATCTAAACCCCTTGCTCCGATACATTTCTGACACCGAAACTGATGGTCTCTTAGATACCGTCACAAAAATCCACTGTGCCGTTCTAATCAATATCGACACAGGAGACATTCGAGGCTTCCGGCCCGACGAAATTGACGAGTATATCTCGGAAGTGGAGCGGGCTGACGAAGTATGGTTCCACAACGGCATCAAGTTTGACGAGAAGGTCATCTTGAAGCTCTATCCGAACACCAAGCTTCCCAAGTGCTATGACACCATGGTCCTTAGCCGTTTGGTGCATCCGGACATCAAGTCCACGGACTTTATTCGCGCTAAGAATTGGCGTGATTACCTTCAATACCAGTCGGCTGTAGTCGAGTGGGAAGAGTCCATGGACGAGACTGGCAGGCGATTTGGACCGAAGCCTATTTGGTCTGATCCAGTGCCACCGCCATTCCCCACCAAGTTCATTGGCCGCTACTCGCTTGCCGCATGGGGCTACCGCCTCGGGGAGTATAAAGGCGACTTCGACGGGGGCGATTGGCAAACCTTCAGCGAAGAGATGTTCGACTACATGATTCAGGACGGCGTTGTTACGCTGGAACTGTTCAAGAAGTTGATGGCTCACGAGCCTTCTCCGCAGTCTGTGGAGCTTGAGCATCGCATCGCCCGCCTATGCGCAAAGATCGAGGACAACGGTTTTCCCTTTGACGAGAAGGAAGCCACAAAACTCCTAGGTGGCTGGGTGGACGAACGGGAAAGTCTTCGCCGCAGCCTGACCACCTTGTTTCCTAACTGGAAGGTTCGCCTTCCCGACTTCATCCCTAAGCGTGACAACAGGTCCCTCGGCTACGTGGCTGGGGTCCCTGTGCAGCGGTGGAGGGACATGGAGTTCAACCCTGCTTCCCGCACCCATATCGCAGATCGGCTCAAGGCGAAGTATGGCTGGAAGCCGGTGCAATTCACCGACAAGGGCACAGAGATTGTGGACGATGAAGTCCTCTCGGCCCTGCCTTACCCTGAAGCAAAGGCACTCTCCCGCTACTTCCTGCTTGAGAAGCGCATCGGCCAATTGGCTGAAGGTGGCCAAGCGTGGCTGAATGTCTGCAAGAATGGAAAAATCCATGCGCGGTATGAACCCAACGGCACCGTCACGGGCCGATCAACTCACTCTACGCCCAACATTTCACAAGTCCCAAGTGTTTCGAGTGAATACGGACGGGACTGTAGAGCGCTGTTCCATGTTCCTAAGGGATGGATTCAGCTTGGAGCGGACCAGCAGGGCCTAGAGCTTCGCTGCCTCGCTTCAGACCTATCGGGACTAGCAGGGGACGGGGGCAACTATGCCCGTATCGTCACCGAAGGCGATGTTCACACCACCAACCAATTGGCCGCAGGGCTTCCCTCTCGTCCCTCCGCAAAGACCTTTATTTACGCCTTCCTCTATGGGGCAGGTGACGCAAAGATCGGGTCTATTGCGGGTAAGGGCGCAGGGGCCGGAAAGGTCCTGAAGCAGACCTTCATGGACCGAACTCCTGGTCTGGCCAGTCTTATTAAGATCGTGAAGACCGCAGCCAAGCGCGGCTTCATCAAAGGGATCGACGGTCGCAAAATTCCGATCCGATCCGAACACTCAGCGCTGAATATGCGCCTCCAAAATGCCGGTGCAGTTGTCTGCAAGCAATGGGGCGTGGACGCTGACGACAAGCTGAAGGCCCTCGGCCTGAAGCATGGCTGGGATGGGGACTATGTGTTCCTGTCGTGGTCGCATGACGAGTATCAATTAGCCGTTAAAGATCAACAGTATAGCCAAGAGGAAACTCTGGCTGATGTTGTCGAACGGGTCCTTATCGAGACCGGACGAAACGCCGGTAAACCTTTCAACTTTCAGTGCCCCTTAGACGTTGAAGTCAAGCGAGGCGCGAATTGGGCCGAGTGCCACTAAGGAATTCCCTATCTCTACCTCCGAACCCACCAACGACACTGAAACCACCGACACCACCCGTCTTTCGCTGCCGCCCAGCACCACCCCTACCCCGTCTGGCTGGGAATGCCGCCTGTTTGGTGCTGCTGATGGTGATGGTCTGACTTGGCGTCCCTATGAGGGCAACGTGCCCAACTTCTTCTGGCGCTTCATGCAATTCGTGTTCTTCGGGAACCGCTGGTCGAAGGTGGCCTAAGCCTTGTTCCGCTACGCCGTCCCGAAGATGCTCAACAAGACGAGCATCAAATTCAACAACAATGTGCTGGAAACGGGGGTCTGCGGTTTGTTCCGCGCCCCCATGCACCTTGCCTCCCAACTGATGCCATCCATGCGTGATCTGGTGGATAGTGCCCCTATCGACAATCCGGAAGACTATGAGTTGGACATCAAGGTCCATATGCTGATGGTCGGGCAGTTTCCCTGCATCCCCAACTGGCACTGTGACAACGTGCCCCGCGATGAAAGCGGCCTGCGGTTCGACTTGATCCGCGATGATGTCCCTCCGATGCTGCTGTGGATTAGCGATGGTCCCGAAACTGAGTTCTTGTCTGAGCCAGAGGAGGCGGTTGCTGTTCCATCGTCTCACCAAGAGACCGGACGCTGGATCAACCAAGCAATCGACCAAGGCGAAATCGACACCCAATTCATCGAGCCGAACGCTTGGTATTCCATGGACCAGCGGACCCCGCACCGTGGGAACCGAGCAACCAAAGCCGGATGGCGTGTGTTTGCCCGTGCCACCCATAAGTCTATCGCCCCTGCGCGGCCTGTGAACTCGGTGATCCGCCGACACGCTCAGGTCTATCTGGATGCTGCCACCTTCGGGTGGTGATCCTGCCCACACAGGACAACCATGAAACCGACAACCGTAGCCGCGAAACTAGCGGCAGCGCTGCGTGACCTTTTGCGCGGTGCCCTACTGGCTTGCACACCACGGGGATGCTTTACAGCATGAACAAAACACCCAGCTTCAAGACCCGCACCTTTAGCCGCGATACGCTCCTCGAAATTCTCTATGGGGATTCCGAAGAAGGCGCGGTTGTTCTTGATGAAATTTCAGGCACCTCGCGGTGGTCTGTCCATCACCACTTGGTCTTCGATTTCGAGGGCAAGCTCTACTCCACAACCTATTCCGTAGGCGCGACTGAACAACAGGACGAGCGCCCATGGGAATACGATGGCGACCAGATCGAATGCACCCAGATGCGGACGATCCAACGCCTGACAACCGATTACGAGGCTATCCCTTCCGATGAAACTGACTAACACCTACGGCGCTACATACATGAACCATCTCGGGGATGACCTGATGGTGGTGGATGCTGCCCGTGTCAGCTTTGATAAGGCCAGTGGTTTTGACGAGGGGCCACCGGCCCATGCTGACAACACGCACCCTCGCTACCAAGCGTGGCATCAGTATGCCCTGCTTCATCAGGCATCCCACCTGTCCTTTGAGGACTACCGCCTGATCCAATATCTTGCCAACCATGGCCACTGGACCCCCTTCGCACACCCTCAGGTGTCTTTCCGTGTCTCTGCGCCCCTCTTTGTCGCCCGCCAACTAGGGAAGCATCAAGTCGGGCTTGTCTGGAATGAGGTGAGCCGCCGCTACGTGGACTCTGAGCCTTCGTTCTTCATGCCTGATGTCTGGCGGAAACGTGCAGACAGCGTGAAGCAGGGGAGCAGCGACGAGGAGGTCACTACGTATCGGACAGAGGATGCCTATGGTCCTGTGGCTGTGGCCCCGAGTGATGAAAGCTGGGAAGTGTTTGACTTTGCCAACAGGGTCTACTCGGAGATGCTTGCAGCAGGCATTTGCCCAGAGCAGGCCCGAATGGTCCTCCCACAATCCATGATGACTGAGTGGGTCTGGACGGGTTCCCTCCAAGCCTTCGCCCGTGTCTGTGTGCAACGCATGGATGCCCATGCCCAGCGGGAATGCCTGCCTGTGGCCAATGCAATCAATGAAACCATGGCGGCTCTGTTCCCTGTGTCGTGGGAAGCCCTGATGAAAGGAACGCGAACTGCAACCCCAACCGAATGACGTTGAGCGCCTGTTTGGCGTCCTTGAGTTTACCTTCCTCACAGGAGGCTTCACCACCCGAAGCAACTTCGCCCGTGAGAATGCTGAAGACATTGCCCTGCTGACACAAGAGGGGCTGCTGACCACACGAACACCCAGAGATGGCTATAGTAACGTGTGGAGGCTTACGCCAATCGGGTGCCTCGCACTCTTTGGGCAGGGAAAGTCACCTACCACTTTCACTTATTCTGTGGATAACTCGACTTGCTCTGTGGATAAAAATGAAAAATTTCCAACCATCCTTCTTAAAAATGGACCGAATTGAATGGCTGATCCGCGACTTTTGATTGACGCAGACGGGATTCTTTTCAGGTCTGTTGCTGCTGCCGAGTATGAGGGCGATTGGGGCAATGGAGTAATTGTTGCCAGCACCAACCTCGACCAAGCAATTGCCATGTTCCAGTCCCAAGTCGAAAGCCTTGAGCGTGAGTTGGGAGGTGGAGAAAAGGTATTCGTGATTTCTGGAAGTGGGAACTTCCGTAAGTTGCTGGACCCCACCTACAAGGCCCACCGGACTTCAAGGAAGCCACTCGGTTACGCCAAGCTGGTTAGCTGGTTACACGAGACCTATGGGGACAAGGTGGTCAGCCACGAGCTTTTGGAAGCCGATGATTACCTCGGAATCCTCGCCACACGCCCTTCCGCTCCGGACAGTATCATCGTAAGCGATGACAAAGACCTAATGACGATCCCGTGCAAATTGTATCGTCTTGGTAGACTGTCCACGATTGACGAACCTAGTGCGAACCGCTACTGGCTCTCTCAGACATTAACGGGGGACACGGCAGATGGTTACAAAGGTTGTCCATCAGTTGGGGCGGTCAAGGCCGAAAAGGTCTTGCAAAAAGCAGGAGAACAATGGGAGAACGTGAAGCGTGAGTTTCTGAAGGCAGGCATGACTGAAGAGTATGCTGTCCTACAGGCTCGACTGGCCCGTATTCTCCGCTGGGAGGATTGGGATGCGGTGAACAAGAAGCCAATCCTGTGGACCCCAACGTCCGCAAATTAAAGGGCATATGCCCTACAAACAGAGGTAGCAATGAGCGAATTGAGCGACACGATTCTGAAAATGCCCAGCGACAGCACCATTCGAGTGAATGGGCTTCGCAACCACCCGAACGATACCTTGGTGGACCTCGGTGATTCTGACTCCCTGACCATCTCGCAGTTGGATGGCAAGGGCAACACCAACACCATATTTCTGACGGACGAGGAACTGCCGCTCCTCCTCCCGCTGCTATCGGCATGGCTCAAGGAAAACAGCCAGACTTGACAAAGAACTTTGATGATCGTGGACCGTTGCTGGTGGGACTTTGCTCACCAGCGATGGGTTCCGGAAAGACGACACTGGCCCGTGCAATGGCGGGTCTGAACTTCCATACAGTGACCATCGCCTCCACACTGAAAGAGATGACACTAACCTATTTGGTTTGCTGTGGCATCTCTCCTCACGAGGCGCGAAAGCTGATTAGCGACCCCACGCTCAAGGAGCGGGATGACCCTCGCATCGGCAACAAATCCCCACGATACCTTATGCAGACCCTCGGAACCGAATGGGGGCGCAACTTCCTAGGCCCTGACGCTTGGGGTGAGGCAGCACTGGCTAAGGCCGCTGACCTCATGTCCCAAGGCTACAATGTGGTTCTGGATGATGTCCGCTTCGTCAACGAGGCTGACCTTGTGAAGCGGGCAGGGGGCCATGTGGTGTTCGTGGAGAACCCTAGCGTTCCTCGGGCCGCAACCACTCACGCATCGGAAGGGGCATTGAACAATTACCCTCACGATTACCTTTTCACCAATGATGGACCTTTGAGCGATATGCTCCTCAAGGCGCACAACATGGTTGAATTCCTCAAGAATAAGTAACCCACCAACCGAATGAGTTTCAAGTCCAACGTAAACCCTATGTTCCGCTCCAAGTTCAGCGAGGACATTTTTAATCACAAGTATAGGCATGAAGGTGCCGAGACTTGGGCAGAGCTTTGCGGAACACTGGTCAACCATGTTTGCGCTGGATTGATGCCCAAGGATGAAATGGACCAATTGCGGGACTTCATGATCGACATGAAGTTCATCGCAGGTGGGCGCTACCTCTACTATGCGGGTCGCCCCAACGCCTTCTTCAATAACTGCTACCTACTTCGGGCCGAAGAAGACACCCGAGAGGATTGGGCAGAAGTTTCTTGGAAGTCCGAAAGCTGCCTGATGACAGGTGGCGGTATCGGGATCGACTATAGCCGCTATCGCGGAGAAGGTGCCCCTATCAGTCGGACTGGTGGTCTGGCTTCCGGCCCCATCTCCAAAATGATGATGATTAACGAGATTGGCCGCAAGGTAATGCAGGGCGGCTCACGCCGCTCGGCCCTTTACGCCTCCCTCAACTGGCAGCATCCTGACGCCGAAAAGTTCCTGACGGTGAAGGATTGGGACCAATATCCTGTTGGAAGCACCGGCTACACGCTGGCTGACATCAAGCAGCAGGACTTCAATTTCCCCTGTCCCTTGGACATGACCAACATCTCCCTGAATTATGATGATGCTTGGCTCAACATGGGCGAGAAGGGCCGTGCGCTTGACCCCACGTTCCTGAAGAATGTCCGGCAGGCTTTGAAGACAGCAGAGCCGGGATTTTCCTTCAATTTCGGTGACAAACAGGACGAAACTCTCCGCAACGCTTGCACCGAAGTAACCAGTGCTGACGATAGCGATGTCTGCAACCTCGGTTCGATCAACATGGGCCGCATCGAAACCCTTCAGGAGTTCATGGATGTCACCTATCTTGGCACCAAGTTCCTGATCTGCGGGACCCTGAAGGCACAGCTTCCTTACGCTAAGGTCTATGACACCCGCGAGAAGAACCGTCGATTGGGTCTCGGCCTGATGGGTGTCCATGAGTGGATCATCAAGCGCGGCCAGCGATATGAAGTCTCCCCTGAGCTTCACAACTGGCTGGAAGCCTATCGCGTGGTTTCGGATCACACCTCCTACCACTATGCGAATGATCTGTGCATCTCGGTCCCTGTGGCCAATCGCGCTATCGCCCCTACCGGCTCCATCGGTATCTTGGCGGGAACCACCACCGGCATCGAGCCTCTGTTCGCTGTTGCTTACAAGCGCCGCTACCTGAAGGGCCAGAATGACTGGCACTATCAGTATGTGGTGGATGGGACTGCCCAAGAGCTTATCGAGCGCTACGGTGCCGATCCGGACAAGATTGAGTCCGCTGTGGACCTTGCGGAAGACTTTGAGCGCCGAATGTCCTTCCAAGCCGATGTTCAGGACTACGTGGACATGGCAATCAGTTCCACCATCAACCTGCCCAAGTGGGGGTCTGACCTCAACAATGAGGACACGGTGGAATCCTTCGCCCTCATGCTCTCCAAGTATGCCCCTCGCCTGCGTGGCTTCACTTGCTACCCAGACGGTGCCCGAGGTGGCCAACCGCTGACCCCTGTGGACTACAAGACCGCTGTGGCTGCTTCGGGTCAGGAGTTTGCCGAGGAATACCATGACATCTGCGACATCTCAGGCAAGGGAGGCTCCTGTGGCGTCTGATGCCCGAAAGAGTAATGAAGGTGGATGCCCCGCCTGCGGTATTACCAGCAGTAACTTAGAGTTCCTGAGCTACTGCCTCCTCTGCTCAAATACGATGAAGAGGCACCCCACCGATCCCAGCCCATCGTTCCCATCATGTGTTAAGCTGAACTACCCCTACGTCCCCAGACAGCCTGTGCAGCTTGAGTTGCCGCTTGGCTCCTAAGCCTAAGTGGGGAACACCTGAGGAAATCGAGAGGCGTCATCGCATCCAATTGTCTGTGTGGGCTTATGCCTACGAGATAATGGACAACCCACTTGTCTCGGACGCTGAGTTCGACGCAATGGCCAATGCGATTGACCCTTCGATTTCCACAGGAAACGAAGAGATGGACAGCTTCTTCAGGGAAGAGTTCAGTCCAGCAACAGGTATGTGGATCAGAAACCATCCCGATCTGTTTGGGATTCATATGACGTATGCCCGTTTTTATGGGCGAAAAACTCACCAGCGACCTTAACGGCCTCTCGCGCCTCTCGGCTCTCCGCTTCCTGTTGCTGCCCCTCGATCCTTCCGGCCCTGTATGCGGCCCTGACGAGTATGGCGGTAACAGGGAGCGAGGCTATCACCACAACCCAAGGGGAAACCATCAATCAATGCCTTCTGTTGATACCCACACCATTACGTTCGTGAGTGGCTTTGTGTCTGTCTTTACTCTGGGGTTCCAAAGTCGGGCGGTCAATGCCGGTAACTTCATCCTTGCAGGAACAATGTCCTTCGTGGTCGCAATGTCCCAAGGATTTCTGTGGAAACATATCGCCTCCGGAGACGGCTCAGTGTTGAACAGTGCTGTCTATGGTATGGCAGGGTCTATGGCTATCATGTCTTCCATGTGGACCCATAAGAAGTTCTTCGGAACAAGGAAGTAATCAATTTGATATACGCAGGTCGTCTTTTGGCGATCTGTGTTTTTTATTTGAAGCGAATTGGTGGACCTTTGTGCCCCTTGGCGATGGTCATAGTTGATGGGTTTTGGTGGACCTTTTCGCCCTTAACCCCCACAGATTATCCCGCAGGCAGCTAGGCGCGATCTGTGTTTTTGCCGGTGGTGCAGATCGGGTTGAAGCAAATCCTGCGGTAGCGCCCCCGCTCTCTTATTCTTATCATTTGATTATCAATGCACATCACCCCGCGCCCACCCAGCCCACCACAGCCCGCCATTGGTGGAAAGAGGGGGGAGGATGGCAGGCGATATGCCCTAAAATGGCCTAGGAGGCACTTTGCAGGCGAAAAAATACCCCGCCAGCTACCCATGCAGCTTGCGAGGCATAAAGGCCCCTAGAGGGGCTTAAAATGGATTGTGGAGGTTTTGCCCAGGCGTTGCGCTAGGACCGCCAGAACCCCCACACCACCGCAGCGAGACGCAGGCGAAAGGCAGGCGAGACGCAGGCGCAGGAGGTGGACAAGCTGGACCAGACGCAGCGCAGGACGCGACAGGCCAGCGCAGGGCAAAGAAAAGCCCCCTAGGCACGGAGCCTAGAGGGGCGAGGGGTAACACAAGGTCAGGCTAGTCTAGCCGCTTGGCAACCTTAGCGACTATCACCAGCAGCAGGACAGGGAGAGCCAGCAGCAGGACCACAAGGCCAACCAAGAGGGATTCTAAGGCCCGCTCAATTTGGGGAGCATTCACCCGCCACGCCTCCCCCGATCAGCAAGAGCAGGCGGAAGGCAGGCCGCAAGGAACCGCTCCCGATTAAATCTTGGGTTTGTGGGGGGAGAGCATCCGCCACCGCCTCCGCTACATGACCCACAGGACCAGCGCAGGCCGCGCCAGCGATAGCGGAAGCGATTAGGGCATAGTCGCGCCGTGTCATTGTCACAGGCTGGACCCTCCCCCCATTTGCAAGGCTTCCGCAAGCTCGACAGATGTTAATTCATCCAGCACTTCCGAAACCCCCAGCCCATAGACCGAAAGAAGCTCAACAATCGCCTCGGGGAACTTCTGGACCAGCTCCCGCAGCGCCCGCCTCTCTTGCCACCCAAGATTGCCGATATGGTCTGAAACATCCTTGACGCTTGCGCCCGTTGTTCCGATCCGTTGATAGGAAGCCGCCCAAGAGTGATAGCCACCCCAACCGCCTCCCGTGCCCCAATCGTCAAATTCATCAACCGAACAATCGCGCTCGACAGGCACCGCCCCGAAATCCGCACGAACCATAGACTCACGCAGCCGCCACAGGTGCAGGGCGTCTAGCGTTTCCATCGGACCGTGTTCCCGATTGTAACCAATGGAGACGTTGGCACACTCAGCCACAAGGGAGGCGTAGGAATAGGAATCCGTATAGCTTCCCCCATCGTCAGGGCGATATTGCAGCTTATGCCCCGCAAGGTTGATTGCAGTAGACATGCCGCCCGCGAAAGCTTGCGAACAGCAGCGCCGCCCCATTTGATGGCTGATGAAATCGGCAAAGTCCCGACGATCAAAGGCAACGCAGGCATCATAGGGCTTTAGCCTTTCCGGTTCACGGTCAGCCGCATATTCAGACCCGAGCCGCCCGACCTCTTCCCCACGGTGGAACACATAGCCGCCCGCAACG